TAGAGGGTCAGTCCAGTCTACTTCTGCACCCCAGTCTTTCATACCAACACCTTTACCAGGGGTAGGAGTAGGTGTTCCACCACCATCATCATTTGAGGTAGGTGTAGGAGTAGCTTCAAATGCTTTCATAGCTTCTTTTAGGGCAGTACTTCCTTGTTCGTAGTAAGGAGGCTTAGTATACTGTGCATCAGATTCAGGTTTAGGTTGACCATCAACAAACTGAACAACTCTAACGTCTGATGGGTTTTCTGCGTTAACAAAAGTTTTAGATACAGTAATACTTTCGTTAGGATCTTGGAATAGAGATCCACCAACTACTGCCCAGTCCTGAGGATTAAATTGTTGTCCACCTCCAAGAGCAGAAGACTGTAAAGAATACTCAGTAGGAATGGGGGATGGAGAACCATTAACTAAAGTTCCCTGATTAGCAGTTATGACACCTGGCCCATAGGGATTAGTTGGAGTTGGTGTTCTATTCAACAAAGACGTAGGATTACTCTGTGGTTGAGTTTTCTCTAAGTCTAGTGTGGAGTTAGTTTGCGAAGTTGTGTTTTGTGGTAGTTTTGAAGTTATGGAGTTTGTTACAGCACTAATAACATTACTACGTTCTTTACTTCTATCAATGTTTTTTACTTCTGGTGAAAGTAAATAAGTACCAGCTTCACGTAAAGATTCCTTAGTAGAAGGATCATCCATAAATGTTTCCCAATTAGTATCAGAAACAGATTGACCAGCATCTCCATATAACATACCTGAGGCTGCTCGTGATAGTTGAGACCATTGTTCTTGTGGCATAGTAGAATAGATTTGTTCTACTGGCATTCCTGCCATAGCTTCCATCATTTCACGCATATTGGGTTTTCTGCCAGTAGCCCCTGCCATTTGTTGAGCACTGTTATCATAGTCAGGGTCACGCCACTCTGCACCACCATCAGCATACCCGACAAGAGTTCCTTGATTAGCCTGAATAGGTTCACCACCAATTCTACCATTCTGTTCCATAGACTGCAAGCCTTGTTTGGCTTTGTTACGTAGTCCTTCAAAGAAGTTGACTCCATAATATCTAAGAACATCAGCAGGAACTACATACTCACCTTCAGATAACATTGCAGGAATATCATCTCTTACTTCACTGGCAAGAGAACCAGGAGGAATATCATTACCAGAGACAGGATCTTTCTTCATGCCATCATCTGCAATACCACCATACTCAAACAACGACATCTGTTTCTGCATATTCATAACTGGACCACCTTGGTTAAAAGGAAAGACATCTGGATCTGTTTTTTTTGCGTTTCTTGCTAAGACCAAATGACCTACCTGAATTACTTCGTCTGCTTCTAGGATTGCTTGACCAGTTTCTCTATCATAAAAGAAACCTCTTTTTACTGGATCATATCCTACTTGTGTCCATTCATCGCTATCAAAAACTTCTTTTGCCATGTCGAAAATTTCATCATCAGCACCATCAACATAACTACCTTCCATAACAGCAAATGGACTTTTATTTCCTTTAGCTTGTGCTTTTTTCTTCGTTAATCCAAACGTTTCTTCAAGACGTTGTGGGCCAACTGCCACGTCTAAAGCTGATCCTACCTCCCTACCTTCAGGTTGAATAAACTTTACATTTTTCATGCGAAGAGCAGACTTATACATTGTCTTACCTGCATGACGTAAAGTTGGAATCCAAGTGTCGTAGTCAACATAAGCAGGAATATCTAAACGTGCAGTAATAACTTCACCATCTGGAATTTTATAGTTTAATCCAACAATGGGTGACTTACGTTTACCTGCATCTAAAGCACTTACAATTTCTTTAACAGTTGACGGTTTAGGAACATCTTTTACTTTACGTATGGGACGTAATTCGTCTGCACGTTTTCTGTATGTTGTACTAAAAACTCTACCCTCTTTAACCCCTGCAGCTAAATCCATCAACTCTTCATTCCTACCTTTTAGAGCTTTTCTAAACTCAGGAGAGGTAGCGTTTTTCTTACGCCAAGCATCAATAGCTTCATCTGTAAGACCTGCTGCTTCTATAGTAGGAATATTTTCTTGAATAATAGGAGCTTTCTTTTTAATAGCACCAACACCAAATGCTGAGACTGTACTTGTATCAATCTCGTAGTCTTTGACTTTATTCCTAAGAGCAGAAATAGCTTTACCACCATACTTGATGGCACCATATCCTGCAAGCATTGCTGCTGCTTCATAGGCTGCAGACTCCCCTGCTTTACCCAACTCTTCCTTGATATAGTCTTGATTACGTTCTTCCTCAGGCTTCATGTACTCTTCGATAACGTTAGAGACATTTACACCTGCATCATAGAATGGAACAAGGAATGATGCAGCATTATCAACACCTGCCATAAGTTCTTCTTGAGATACCTGACCTTTAGCTTCTTCTAGACTTCTAAATCCAGGTCTACGAGAAAATGCACCACCGAAAGCTTTTTCTGTTTGATCAGCCATACCACCCTCATTAAACTTTAAAGAATCACTACGTTTACGAGCAGCTTCAGTCGCTTCTTTTAAACTGTTGTGAATACTTGTAGGTTTAATGATATCTGCTTCCAACATAAGAATAAGCGTTTCTTCATCATAAGACTTGCCATCAAATATTGTAGGAACATTAACCCACTTACCTTTATATTTAAATGTTGTAGACTTTTCAGATACTAATTCACCTTCAGGGGTTTTGTATACATCACGACCTGCCTGTGTTTTCTTTCCAGTCTTCTTGCCAACATCAGCCATTCACTTCGTCCCTAAGTCTTTTCAACCTACGAAGACAGGCCACATGACCCTGTAGCCTGTAAAAGTCTTCTGGGTTTGTAGCTTGTTCCATCTGGACATGAACACGTTCAATCTTAATGTCCATCTCTTCTACAAAAGATTCCCAGATGTCTTTATTATTTACGAGTAGTTTGAGGCTCATCCTTGTCCTTGCCCTGTGTTGGCTGAGAACCCTGGTTCACCTGGGGTAGGTGTACTGCCTGTGCCTACCTGACCTCCACCAGAACCCTGTGTGTCTTGCGCCTGTGCTCCTGCAGGTACTGCACCTTGTGGTGCTGCTCCTGGTGGTGCCTGAGGTGGTGCAGGGGGTGGGTTAGCTTCTTGGAACTTCTTAAGGATCTCAGCTTGGATTGCTGCATCAGTCATTGAGTTTGCTACTTTATCAGGATCAAGATCCATTGAGTTAGCAATCTCTCTGATAATATAATCCATTTTAGCAAATGGTGCAAGTGCTGGATTCTGTACAACACCCAAGAACTGCATTAGACGTTGGCTACGTACTTCGTTAGCCATTAATGAGTTTGTACCTTCTGCTTTAACTTCTAAGTCACCCTTTATCTCAGGATCAAAGTCAAACTGCATGTTAAAGCTGAAGAATGCCTTAGCTATAGGTGCAAGCAAGTAATCATCAATGTTCTTAACTACTGTGCGAATAGAACCATTAGCAGCAGACATAAGCATAGAAATACCTGAAGCAGTCCGACCAACGCCACTGACTCCAGTCTGACCATGAGCAAACGAAGGAAATCCAGTACTTTCATCTGACAACTGCCTTGCTTTATCAAACATCTGCATGTTTTCTTGTGAAACGTTAGGGAACTTGGTTCCAAAGATGGCCTGTCCAGGTGCTCCCCCCATTCTCCTTAGGACTTTACCTGGGTAGATAGAAAGGTCTTGACCAGGAGCTAGGTTTGTTTCATCTACTTCAATAAGCAAATTACCTGATAGTGCAGCATTATCTACACTCATACGCATAAACCCATTCATTAGGGTCTGTGTATCATCCATATTCTCTGCTATACCTACCCCAAAGAATGAGTAAGGATTTACTTCGTATGGGACAGCATAATACGGAAGGATAGCAGGAGTAAATGGGTTCATTACAAGACGTATAACCTGACCATTACAGATCCAGATGTTTACTGACAACTGGTCTTTATCCTTCAATTCCTTTGGAATATCTACATCATGTTCTTCTAGAATATCAGTATCTACATAACCCCAGAACTCAAGGACGTTAAATCTTTCTGATTTAGTTTCTTGGTCTGCATCCTCCATGACCTGTTCCCACCACTCTTTAGTGTAGGATTCACCCATCTCAATAGCGATATCAATGGCATTAGATCTAAAGAAAGGTCTGTTTTTTAGTCCTCTCATTTGAGAACGAGACATCTTATGACGTTCTACTACGTATTCTGCTTCATCCATATTGTTAGCATCTGGATCAGGGTAGAAGTTCCAAATACTTACAGAAGAAGTCTGTGGGATAGTCTTATACATAGGAGAGTAGTTACCCTCTTCATCCCAGCTAGGGTACTCTTTATCTAGAGCAAATGGCCCCTTCATAATACCTGTACCAAAAAGAGCAGTCTCAAAGGCTGTATTACGTAGTTGCTTGCTTGCGTTAGATTCTTCTAGCTGATCATGAATTTTCTTTTCCATCTTTTTAGCTGCAATCATTGCAGGATGGAAAGTAGGTTGGGTTTGGGTTGAACCCTCACCTTCCTTTAGGTCATCCATAACAGGATCTAGTTTTTCTTTAAGACCACCTAGACGTTCACGTAGATCAATAATTGTTTCACCAGGTTGCAACTTTGTGTCTTCTGGTGTCATCTGAGGGGCTTGGCTAGTTGCTTGCTTAACCTGAGGATTAGCCTCAAAGTGTACAGCTTCTGCCACACCATCTGGAAGCCTAGTAGGGTTGATAGAAATAGGAAATTTATGAGAGCCAAATAAAACTTCTACAATTTGACCATAGGCAGCAAGTACTTTAGTCTTAGTTACTTTTACAAAAACACGAGACTTCTCTGTTGTAGTAAATTGAACGTCAGGACCATAGACTCCTCTATAGTTCTGGTAAGACTTAATCCACCTTTGTTCGTCAGAGTACCTAGCCTTTTCTGCTCTACTATAACGTTCCTCAACAAAAGAAACAACTCTGCCTACAGTGGGGTCAGTAAACACTTCAGAGTCTTTTACGTCCTCTGCATAAGATGAAGTTGCTTCATCAATGGACAATTCGTCTGATTCAAAAATGTCATCTTCTTCCATAGGTATTCCTTAATATCCAAAAGTAGGATCTGAAGCTTGAAAGCCAGTTCTTTGAGAAGCAGGATCAAAGTCAAACACACTGCTTCTTGGTCTAGTCATAACGCCATATCTTAGGGCATCATATAAGTGATCTTCAGAGTTTGTGTCTACGTCCTCAGGGTTTCTTTTATCTAGAGGAATAGAGGGAAGCTGAGATATAAGACTAGTACAATTAGAAAATATAACAAGTCTTGGTTCCTCTGTAAACTCGTCTATTTGTAAACGTCTGTGTATTTCGTTCTTACCTGCTACACGAGATCCTTTTGATCTATCTGCAGGTCTCCATCGACAGCCTTTAACAATCATCTGTTCAGCAAGGCTAGGGCCAGTATCGCCACGATTATGCCAAAGAGAAGAGTCAAGAACTCCATACCTGATCTTCTCCTCTTGTTCAATGTCCAGGATCATGTCAGCCAAATCAGTAGCAATTACCTTAGATACATATAGCTCTCTGTACACTATTAGCTGTTCAGATCCTGGAACAACTGCGAACCAGACTACACCAGTATAAGACCCATACCCATAATCACAAGCTCTGAAACGTACCCAGTTGCTTGGAATATCGAATGGTTCAACAACGTGTATACGTCTGTTAAACTCTGGGAAAGCTGCTCCTTCGTTAATGTCCCAGTCACCTTCAAGCAACTGTCTTCGTTGATGCTCAGGCAGAGATAGAAGGTTGGCTTCATACATTCCATCCTCAGATAGATAAGGGTTGTCAAAAAGAGTAGCAGGAATAAACTTACGTTTAAATAGAGGCTCACCCTCTCGACTATGACCCTTAGGCCAACAGATTGTTTCACCATTTTCGTCTGTAGCCCAGAATGGTTTGTCTGGAATACTAGGATCAATGAAGTGTTTCTTTACCCATTGGTGTCCTGGACCACCTGGGTTGGATGTAGCTCTCATAAAGAGAGGTAATCCTGAGGCTTTTGTAGCACGTAGACGTGACCTCATATAATTCCAGGCGTATGGGGTAGGCCACTGTGTGAGTTCATCAAAGCCAATCCAGTTAAAGGCTTGACCTTGGTATCTCATAACATCGTCATCTCTGTCAAGGTAAGACATCCAAAGTGTAGCACCATTAGGGGCAACCCAAGTCTTATCTCTTTCCATGAACTTGATGCCTGGTATGGCCTGAGGATAGAGTTGTTTACTTACAGATATAAGTTCTCTAAGCTCTTCTGTAGACCTACGAACAAGTAGCATTCGTGCATGTGGATTTGCAAAGTACCTAACTGGGTCTGCAACCAACGAATAGCTTTTTCCACCTCCTGCTGCCCCACCATAAAGTACCTCTTGCTCTGTAGCTGCTAGGAACCTAGTTTGTGGACCTGGGTTTGGCTCGAAGATTACCTTTTGTTTGACCACAGAAGGGGCAACACTCTCCATCTCTGAGTTCGATGTACTCTTCGTCTGTGTCGAGGTTTCTGGTGTACTTGCCACCAAGTCTTTCTTCTTCGATCTTCTTGCTCTTCCTTGCCGCTTCTTTATACTTTTTGGCATACTGACGGTAGTTGCTTGAAGACCTTCGCCTTTTTTCTTCCATTCTGACACGTTTATATAACCCTACATGTGAGATGTTTCTACCAGACTGCTCAGACAACCACTTAGCTACTTGTCTAACACTGTATTCTTTAAGAAACAACTTTGCTTTTTCTAAAAGTTCTAGTTCTTCAGGGATAGGAATCAGAAGCATTTCGTCTTCTTCATCCTGTTTGTAACCAAATGGTACGTGTCTTCCTACTCTTATAACAGGATACCACTCTCCATTCTCTCCTTGAAGTGGTATCTGCCAGTCTACTTTTGTTGGATGATCTGCAGTTGAAGCTCTCTTACTCATCTTCTTTCGCTGGTAGAATAAATAAAGGCTCAGAGGCTTTTACTTCTACTTTATCTGTTTTCGTAAATCCTGCACGATCTAGAATGTCTTTAGCTGCTAACATCTTTTCTTTTACACCTAGATCAGTAGGATCTGCCATAACAGAGAACATAGTATACGCAGCTTTGGTAGACGATTGTGCTATGAACTTCTTTGTAAGGTCTGCAATCTCGTCTGTCAAGGCATTAACGATACCTGAGGTAGAAACACCTTCAGCGTATCCTGCAAGCTTCTTAGCAGTCACAGGGTCTCCTTTGGCCTCATCAAAGAGGACATCAAGAAACTTTTGCTGCTTTTCTGTTAGATTTCTTGCCATTTGATTTCCTGTCAGTATTCTCTGCTATTCGTTTGTAGGTTGTTATAATAAGTATCTTATTGTTTTTATCGTATACGTGGTACTTATTCCCAACCTTTTTTATCATGTTACCAGATAAAGTATAAACCCTAAAGTACCAAAGCCTATTAATAAAAGAACACCTGTTACAACCCAAGTGATTATGGCTTCCTGTAGTTCAGCCTTACGGTACTCTTGCTCTTTCTTTTGCTTTCGTATCTTACCTTCGATAGCTACTAGCTCATCCCAAGCAGATGGCCCCATCGTGAAACTTATATAGTCCTTGAGTTCTTTTCTCATGGACTCTGCCTTACGCTTTGCTGCAAAAACTTCCATTGCTTCTGCCTCTATAGAACCTCCAATGGATTTCCACCAAGGGGGGTTCTTAACTTGCTTCTCAGCTTGGCCTAGATCTGCCATATGCCCTGCCCACTGTGTTAGCTGACTGGACATATCTTGCAGATCCTTACCAATGGCAAAGCCTTTCTTTAGAGCATTGAAGGCAACAGTGGCCCCACCAATAATTGTAACAGGGTCCATTCGCCTCCTCCCAAAGACTAATTAGACTTTACCTTCTCTCACTATTCTTCTGATATCAGCACGACCAATACCTAGATCGTTAAGTTCTCTGTCTGACATTCTCCAGAGGTGCATCTCAGCAATACGAGCATTTGCTTGTGCTTGTCTTGCTTCAATCATTTTATTTAGTAATCTTTTAAACATTTTCTACTCCTTGTGTTTAACCCTTATTGGGCAGGAGTAGTTATATGTTATTAGTTATACTACACTATTATAAAAAATGCAACCCTGTTACCCTACAGGCACAAAGGTCTCAGTTACAGTAAGGATTGTATCTATGTGTCCTGCAGAGGCTGGGGTCACTTGTATCTTGTCTCCAGGCTGCAGAACTAAATCAATATTGGTAAAAGTAATATAGTCACTGGCATTAAGGCTTTTACCTTTTAAAAAATGGGAAGTATACGAATCTGCTGCTACATACCACTCTACTTCAATACTATTAGTAGAAGCACCCCCATTTACAACGTGAATAAAAGTAACCTCTGCTGTAGCATTAGCAGGGCAAACATACACTTCTTCTGTTGTAGTTCCTGAATTGTGACCATACACTGACCTAATACGTGCAGGTTTACCTTGCTGAGTAAAAGACATTACTTCTTAATCACTTTCTTAATTGTTTTGACTACCCAAGCCTCGTTGACCTCAGTCTCAGGATCGTCAGCAATAAAGTGCCCATTCTCATCACGAGCACGAACCATTTCTAGTTCTGACTCTTTTTTTGGTTCAGCTTTCTTTTTCTTAGCTTTAGGTTTGGGCTTAGGTTTTTCTTCACCTTGAGAGTTAATGAAGTCAAGGACGTGTTGTTCTTTGCTTTCCCAGACTCCATTAATCTTTTCAGCTAGGACATCACCCATCTTGCTTACTACTCTGTTACCTTCTATTTTCATGATTACCTCTTTTTAGCCATTCCACCATAGAACATACCAGACTTACGGTAGTCAGCCATGCCGCCTTTATTATAACGACCTTGTTTCATTTGCATACCACCTTTAGAGTTTCCAGACTTAAGAGTTGATTGGTAAGCTTCCATAGCTTCTTTCATGGTGTCGTATCTACTACCATTTTCTTTATACCAAGCATTAAACTTTTCACCTGCTGAAGGACCACGCCTTTCACGGCTTGCAGCTTTATCTTCTTCGTACTTCTTTCTAGTTTTTTCTGCACGATCTGGGAGTCTACCCATTTCTTC